CACAACGCCATCGCCATAGTTGTCTAAATCTTTCTTGCTTTTTCTTGGTCTTCCAAACAGCACCACCAAACATATCTTGAAATCTTTTGATGATATCTTCATCACCCATTTCAATTGTTGCTGAAAAGGCCTTTTTTTTGCCTACACCTTTAGACCAAATACCAAAACTACCCTCTCCATCGAATAATCCTGATAGCCAAATAATTTTACTTTTTTTTGTGAGCTTTTCGTAAGAGTTTTTTAGCATCTTTGAGTTTAATTCCTTGTGGATTGGGTCCTTTCTTAGGCGGTGGCCCATATTTTTTCCCTCCACTTAATCCTTTCCTCATTTTTGCTCTAATTTTTGTCTTGCTATGTCTAATCTTTCGTTAGATTGTTCATCTTGTTGTTGAAGTCTGTCATATTCGTACTGTAATTTTTCAGCTTGACGCATATTTTCTTGTTCTGCTTTAAATTTTGTCTCTTCAGCTTTTCTTTGAAGATCCATAGCTCTTAAATCAACTTCTTGTTGTTTAATTTTAATTAATGGGTCTTGTTTACCTGCAGCTTGTTGCATTTCTGCTTGAACTAATTCAGTTGTGATCCTTGCAGCTACTTTTGCAACCTCTGCTTGGAACATAATTTCAAATTGTTCTGGATCTTGTTGTGATAACATCATCATTTCTTGATTTCCTTGCATCATTTGCATTACTTCAGCTTTTGCTTTAAATGAAATGTGATCTGAAACGTGTGATTGTAGTAATGCATATACTTGTGGATTAATTTGAACCATTCTTGAGTTCATAAATGCCATGTGTGCAGATAAATGAGCATCATGATCTTGAAATTCGAATGCTGTAAGCAATCTCATTTGTAAAGCACGTGCATTTTCTTTTGCAGGATCTAATGGTTCAGGTTGTTTTGGAGCTGGTTTAAGTAAAGCTTCAATTTGTTTTGTTCCCAATGCTTCATAAACACGTCTATATGCTTCATGCAGGTTGTGCATTTGTGGATTTGACATTGCAATTTGTAATTGAGACTGTGCCAACGTCACTCTTTGAGCCATAGACATAATATTTGGGTCTGCAACAGGTAAAATATCGACTCTTTGATCAAAATCTGCAGATTTAATTTGTCTTGGGCCACCGTAAACGTCATATGGATACTCTGGTGGAAGTGATTCAGCACAAATTCTTGCTAAAATTTTAAATTCTAAACGCATTGCATAGTAACAACGTTTGTGAACACCACTCATTACACGACTTCCACGTTCCATCAACGCTACTGTTGTACCTACTGCTCTGTTTTGAACGTCATTACCAATGTTTGAATCAGTAATCGCAGCAAATTTTTGTCCTGCTTGAACTACAAAACCTAAAAGATTGTATAAAGTTACTGATGGTTCTGTGAATGGAAGATTAAAAAACTGATCTCTAATGTTTCCACCAGGTGCATCAACATCTCTAAACTCTCCTGGTTGTATAGGTTGGTCATCATCTCTAACTCTAATACCTCTAGACTTAAATCCTGCAGGTAAATTTTTTAAAGTTCCTGCATCAATCAATTGTCTAAGTGATTGAGTGGCTGCTTGTGACAGCCCTCCAATCATATGGGTTAAACCAAAGCCATAAAAACCCAAACCAGGTAAAAATTTGTAATGTACAAAATATTCTATTCTAGAATACGTTGGATCATCAGGTCTATAATTTCTATAAATAGATAAAATCTCTCCACTACCTTCATCGATAGTTACAATGTATGGAATTTTTATTTTTTTAGCTTTGTCATCAAAGTCTTCATATTCATCTAAATTCAAATCTACATGCATTTCTAAAATGTTATGTAAATAATCATCTCCTGTTCTTTTGATTCCTTCTAGTTGATTTAATTTTTTCTGTACATCATCTGGCTCAGTGTTTGATTCAATTAGTTCTATGTCTCTATAAAATCCTGCTGCTTGTTTTTTAATGACTTCATTCTGAGTCATCTTAATAACATGTGTAATTCTCTCACAATCTTTTAAATCTGTTGCAAAGTATGGAACGACCAAATCTTCTGCTGGTACAAACTTAGATACAGGTCTATCTTGTAGTGCATCATAATATATTTTTTTAAATGTGGATCCTGATAAAGGTAAATAAAATAACATCTGATCCATGTCAGTTGTGTAATCTTCCATCTCCTCCATGAGTAGATAGTTCATGTAATCTTTAACTCTTTCGGCTTGTGCTTCAGTTTGAGGTGTTTGTAATCCTACAACCTGTGTTCTTACAGGACCATCAGATGGTACTAATTCTTTGTATGCTTGTGCTTGGAACTGTGTAACTGATTCAGCGAGTAACGGATGCGTGACACCACTTGCACCTTTAAATGGTTTGGTTACTTCTTGATACTTCGTTCCTAATAAATCTAAACCTTTGATGTAAGCGTCTTCCCATTCTTTTCTGGATAATTTATCTTTTTTATATTCTTGAACTAACTCTCTAGCTATTGAGCTTAGAGTTCTTTCGTCCATCTCTAATGCTAGATTAGCATTAAAATCTTGTTCTGGTGTTTCTTCAACAGTTTCTTCACCTTCCACAGTAACGATTGGGTTGTCATCCTCTGCAGGATTTACCCTTTCTTCTTCAAGTGTATCTTCTTCTGTAAGACTTTCGATATTCTTTTCAACGGCCATAATTAATTGTACCTTATTGGTTTAAATATATCCACTACTAACCCACCCTCACTCTTGTAGGTCTTTTGTGTATTTCTCATAAGTGGGTTTACTTTAATAGCAAATGCATCAAAATACAACCTTGGATCTGAAGATTCTATAAAAGTATAGCCATCCATATTATCTGCTCTTGCATCTGAATGTGCGACTCTTTCAAATTTTTTGCCTTCCATTGCATGACCTGATTTATACGTATAATTTTCTTTTTGAATTCTTTTATAAGGAAGTTTTGGATCGGATCTAGATAATTTTATGGGTCCTGCTTTTGAATTATAAAAACGAGCTGCTTTTTTCATTAGTTCTGGAATCAAGGCTTTTCCTTTTTTATTAATACCTTTACCACTTGCATAACCATAAACCTTTTCATTGCCTGCAAAACCTTGAGAACTTGCTTTGTAATTTAACATATCAAACGGCAGAACGGCTACGTAATCAGCACCTTCTCTAGTTGCCAACCTCATCAAATATTTTAAAGCATGGTCAGAGTATTGGTCAGCATCCACCATTGGAAAATAATCATACTCTGCTCTTCGACCAAGGTGAGTTATCTTTTCTGTATTTCTTGTTAAGTCATCCGCTAATCGATAAGTCGCTGTTGCATCATCAGCTGCCAATGCTTTAGACAATTGATCAGAAATTTTTCTTTGTGAATCCATAAATAGTTTTCTTTCAACATCGGCTTGAAAAGGATTTATTCTTTTTATTCCCCCTAGTTGCTCTGCTTTAGTTAAATTATCACTAACTGTTTTTGCAACATCCGATTGTATCTGATGAATGGTTAAAACTTTTTTACCCTCTGGTGTGAATCGTGTATCAAATCTTACGTGATACAATTCGTTTCTTACCGGACCCGTGCCACCGAAGTGAGAGCCTGTTCTAAATTTTTGGCTGTTTCCTGGAATAGCTTCATCTAAATAAAACACCACTTCACGATATCCTTGACCGCCCATTAATGTTTGTTCATTATTATAATACTTAGGTTTATTAATTCCTTGAATAGGTTTGAATCGTTCACTAAATTCACCCATTAATTTATTCACTTCTTTAAAATCTTGTTGATCCGGAAGAAGGTCTCTTACTCCTTTTAATTGTTGAATAATCTTTTTTGAGTTTTCTGCAAGATCATTAAAATTATTTTTACTTCTAATAGCAGATTGAATTGCATACATCGCATCTCCAAACCGTGATTCAATTTCTGAAAGTCTTTCAATGTCCCCTTCTTTAAGAGCACTTGATTCTATGTCACGATATTTTTTACGCATGCCCTCCATTTGTTTATAGCTTTTTTCTAAGCCTTCAAACATTTTGTTAGTAACTTTTTCATCTACTCCTGTTTGAAACGTTTTCAATCTATTGATTGGATTAAGTTTAATCATATTACCAACGGTGTTGGCATCTAATTTTAAACCAAACTTTTTAGCAGCATAGAGTAAGCCACCTGATAATTCATTGTCTGCATTGAACACCGCTAAATTAGAATCAAATAATTCTTCTTTAGATACATTGACTTCTTTACCTGCAAAAGGACCTCGGTCATATTTAAAACTCTTAACCCCTGCTATAGTTTTTTTAGCAGGTTTACCAAATACTTTAAATTTAATTTCTCTTGATGAAGTTAAATGATCCAACCATTCATCAGCAGTATACTGACCCCGTCCTTTTTTCATCACCCAGTCATAAGTAGATGAACCAAATGCAGGTGCAACTTTCTCACCCATGTGTAGTGGTTGTGTTTGATTTAATACCACAGGTGGATTTCTTATTTCTCTTGTTGCTAGTTCTTGTCCGCTAGCCTGTGATGGTTTTGGAGTGTAAGTTATTTGTTTTTGTTGTTGTCCGGTGGCCGGTAATGCGGATTCCTTTTTACCTGCTCGGAGCAACCGTCTACCGAAACCTAATAATGTCTTTAGGGACATTGTCCCTCCTTATGTGATCTTAGTAGGTCTTGTTCTACCTAGTTTGCAACCTCTAGCTTTGACCATGGTACCTGATTTAAATTTTCCAGGAGCAGCACCACTTGGTGGTTTCATGTCTTTTAAAAAACTTTTATCAGTTGTAAATACAATATCTTGTCTAGATAATCTCTCTGGTATTAAACCTTTTGGTCCTGCACCAGGAGTTCTTTTAGGAGATGGTATTCCACCAAATCCTCCTATTGGACCTAATTCTCTTCCTAATCGTCTTCTTCTTTCTATTGCTGTATTTAATCTTCTCTTAAGTCTATCCGAAGCTACAGCTCTTCTGCTTTTAGTTTCTCCAGCTGTTCCCGTATCAGCGCCACCGCCTACAGAATATTTTTTAGCCATACCACCACCCATTTTTTTTGCAGGAAAAGGTTGTCCTTTTGTATTTCCTCTCAAAACGTTTAAACCAGCACCACCTAATTTTTTATAAGCTTCACCTGCTTTGTTTAATTTATCAGTGAATTTATCTAAAATATTTTTTTTCTTTACAGGTTGTCTATCTGCTAGTCTTTGTCTTTTCATCGGTGCATTCTTATCTCTCAAGGATTCTCCTAAAGCTTTACCAGCCGCTATTCCTCTTTTTCCTTCTCGTGTTATATCTTCTTTAGACATTCCTTTAGAATATTTCTTCATCATGCCACCGCCCATTCTTCCAGCCATTCTTTTAGGTCTAATAAGTCTTTTATTAATCAAATCTGATTTAGTGTTTATAGAAACATTAAAACCAGGACCAGCTTGTTCTTTTAATTTGTTTGCAGCTTCTCTTAAATTTACTTGGTCAGTTGTTTTTCTAACAGTTCGTATTGTTGAATTACGTTTTCTTTTTTCTCCAACTAAGTATCTTTCTTCTGGATCATAAGCGTCTGGTTGAGTTGTTAATCTTTTAACATTCTCAGATGCAGTAGCTATCATTTCATTTTTCTTTTTAGCATACTTACCACCATAAGGTGCCATATCTTTGTATGACATTCCATCAGAATATTTTTTAACTTTAGCTTTGTCTCTGTTCTTAGCAGATTTGTAATCTTTGTATTGTTTAGCAGCAGCGTATGCAGCAGGTACCAACATAGAAACAACACCTAATGTTTTTCCGATTCTTCCA